AGAATAGTACGGTTAACCATAGTTTCCATGCTGGATTGTCTATATCAAACTGTCCCCCTATCTTCTTATTGTAGTGAACTAAAAACGCATTCATGGCTTTGATGTAGTCTTCTGGGGAAACCTTGGTCCCTTCAGAAGTTCTTTTGGTTGTTGACAGTTTAGCCAGATTCTTAAGTGTCTTAGGAATATCTAATTGGAACCCAGATAAGAGTTCTGAAAGTTTTACCTCATCAATACCTCCCCCTTTTAGCTTTACCTCAGAGTATCGTTCAATGAAATTTCCACTAAAGGGAGTATTATTCTGGAAGACCAACTGTTTTTGAATATCTGGATTTTGTTTAGCAGCTAGAAGAATTAAGATAGCCTGTTTAGTGGTGTTCACTGCAGAAGGTAGTTGTGTTACTTTAGGCCCTCCTAAGGTAACCTGGCCAAACTCAGGAAATAAACTAGACATTAAGTCATTAAAATTAGGACTCTTATTCTGTGGTCGTTCAAACCTTAACTGATCGTTATCACCAAATTCTAAGATGTCTAAAAGGTTATCTTTAATCTCTAAGGGAAGATTTGTTTCCAAGATATCGTAACCCTTGTTCTTTAAGTTGGTGATATCTCGGACAAATTGAGATTCTTGATATCTAGAAACTCTCAAAATTTCTGATTGGTTTGTTGGTAGGTCTGCAAGATAGAGGTAAGTTCGGTTGCTAAACAATCCAGAAATAGCTATTTTTTTAGTGTTGGTTTGGGGAATGTAGATATCCTTTAAGAACCAGAAGAACAAGGCATCCTTAGCTTTGGTTATAGACTTTCCAATCTTAGAGCCCGCAAACTCACCATTATAGGCCGTCATTGTTCCCCTACTCTTTGAAGTAGGAGGGAACTCTTCTGAATTAGAAAAGTGAACTAATGTCTCCCCTGGAGATTTGATAATCTGGTCTAAGTCATCTTTAACCAGTTGTTGAATGGCTTCTGAGAGGTTATTAAAGAACTGCCTGAACGAAAGCATGTTAGTTCCTTGAGTTAGAGTCTTGCAAATTTTTTGGCAACATCTTGGGTTAATAATTCTAGATCATCCCCATCTACCTTAAACCGTTCTATAAACGAGGTTTCCATCTTCTTTAACCAACTTTTATGGTGTGGGATAAGAGTTCGGTCAGTGTTCTTCTTTTCTCCTAATGCAGCAATGAAATCTCGATGTTCATGCAGTTTAGGAATCAACCCCAACCATCTAGAATTTAGTTGACACCGTAATAAAGAAGCCTGAAAGATTTGTTGTGGGTTAAAGACATGGGTCATTTGATTTGGGTGAATCCGATACTCAACTAAGGTGTCTAACAAACTTCTAATCTTAGTAATCTCAGCCAGTCTAGTTACCAGTTCATAATCACAGATAAATCTAAATGAATCGCGATACCCCCCGACTTGGTTAAGAAGCTCTGTTCGTACCATCAAAGCAGAATTCATTATTGAACAACTAAAAAATAGATTCCATTTGGCTAAAATAGGGGAAGTAGGGTATCTGACAATCCGGATGTCTGAACCTTGCTGATCGATAAGTTGAAACGTACAACCAACTGCCCCATAGTCTGGATTAGATTCCAAAAATTCAACTTGTTTTGCCAACCGTTCTGGTCTAGAAATATCATCCGAATCTAGCATGGCAACATAGCTCCCTTTTATTTCTGAAAGGTATCGGTTTATCCCTATAGCCTGGCCCAGAATAGTTTCATTCTTAAACACTCTGATTCGAGAATCTTGACTTGCATGACGTTCGATGATCTTTAAGGTATCATCGGAAGAAGCATCATCAATCAGAATGTATTCAAAATCGTCTAGTGTCTGAGATCTAACACTTTCTATCGTATGGCCAATTAGGTGTGCTCGATTATGGGCTATAGTCACTACCGAAACCTTAGGTGTCTCCATAATAGTACTCTCCATAACCCCATTGCATGTCTGAGATTAAAGTGAATGAGGGATAACCAGAAACGACCACAGAGGATGCCGGTCCAGTTCGTTGACTGATTATTTGAGTTGGGATTGCCGAAGAGGAATTAGGGTGTGAAAATAACGATTCATAGGTAACCTGGAATGTTTCATCGTAGTTGGTTAAGGTATAAGATCCTTCTGCCAATACAGTAAAAACACCAATATCAAAATCGTAATAGGCAAACGAGTTAGAAGTGACCACATCTCCTTCCCCATAAAGATATTCCAAAGAAAAGTCTGCTTCAATCACCTCTCCTAGTTCAACAGGATCCCAAATTGTGTTAAAAACGTTTCCCCTAGCTTCCTGAGAGTATGACACCGTAGAATCGTTGTTAATGGTAAACTCTATAGGATATTCCCAGGTGGTATTAATCTTTAGATTATAATACTCTTCAGGATCAGGAACAATCCCAGGATGAAAGGCTAAGGAGTTAAAGGTATACCGACCCAGATCTTCATTGTAGGTACAAAAACTATGGGTTACCTTATCTTTATCTATAGGGATATATTCTCCATCGAGTTCATAAGAACACGAAATGTCGGTAAACTCTGGTGGCAATCCATCACCTCCAAGAATTTGGATATAGTCTTCATCTTCATAGGTTGAATCACCATAGAAACCATAGTCATTTTCTCTGTATATTCTTAAGATGATCTGACCTGAGTTAGGAAAAGCAGATCCATTTAGAACTAAGTCATACCCTCCATCAGCAGTTACCAGATCCCAGGTATCTTCTGTGAGTTCTACTTCAATATCCCCTACCTTATAGAATGCCTTGATTACTCCATCATATGGAATAACCATAGGCAGAACTCTCATGGTAAACCCAGAAAGTACTTCCTCATTTGGAGTTAAAGAAATATCAAAGGAAAGATTTAACCGGTCAATGATCACGGGGCTTCTCCTAGGTTAGGATAGGGGGCTTCTTGGTCTGTTGTGGACTCATCACAGTTCTAAAATGGGAATAGATCATTGATTTCATCAATGATCATAGGAGTCCTTAAACCGTTGTAGGTTCTGCAGATTGATCTGCATCAGATTGTCCAGGAGAGGTGTTGTCTCTACGTTCATCTTCTAGCTTGTTCTTCTGAGTCTCCTCACAAGACCGTTTATCCCAATGAGATTGCCCTGCTGCTACCCCATGAGAACAGCTAACACCATTGGCAACTAATCCCATAACTCCACTCGAACATTGAGTACCACTTCCCCCGACAATTCCATCCTCACTGACGGAACCACTAACTGTTGACGTGCCGGTTATCAGTCCATGGTCACTTATAGATCCCCCAGAAAGTGTTCCAGATTGAGTTAGAATTCCCCCGGAAGCAGAGCCGTTTGACAGTGTAGCAGACCCTACAATGATTGCGGTACCAGAGACGGTTGCATTTGAAACAGTCGCCTTTCCTCCAATCAATGCAGTTCCTGAAACCGTAGATTGGTTTAAGGTACAACTCTGAGAGAGAACACAGTTATCAGATAATTGTGACTGGGTACAAGAAACGTCTATGGAGTTTACTTGGACATTTCCAGAAAATTGGGTTTGTTTAAACGTAGATTTTCCTTGGATTCTGACTGGTCCGGTTATTGTACAAAGATCTAATGATACTCCACCAATAAGTTCACATGGGGAGCTTAACGAAGTTTTATTGAGAGTAGTGGGACTTTGGTTAAGTTCATCTGGGTTATAAATCAGGAACGGTGCATTTTCAGAAATTGAACATTCATTGACTGAAAACGACCCGATAAGTTTTATCCTTGCTTTACAGTTTACTTTGCTAATATCACCTTTTCCAAAGATATAACAATTTTCCAGATCACACTTGTCTATCTTGACATCCCCTGTTGCAAAAATTGTACAGTTTTTTAGAGTTGATTTTGTTATAGATATAGTTCCGTTTTTACTGAACAACTGACATCCTGTTCCTACCCGTGATCCACTGGTAATATCTATATTTTTATCATTATCAAACTTCATCATAAAACCAACCATACCCTGACCGGGATCGTTCTTCCACCGGTAGGCATATACTTCACCAAACCCATCATTGAAATCTATCAGTTTGATATTTTCCTCTTTTACTGGAAACTCCCTAAGCTTTTTATTGAGAAAGTTAAACCTATGTAGGGGAATATCATAGGTGGGAGGACTGCCCTTTCTGGGTTTATCTATAGGTTTTATCTTCTTGACTTTAAAGGCTGAGTCTAGTTTAAAGTCATCTTCGGTTAGACCTAACCCAGCAAACCGGGTATCATGTAGATCGTTGTAGTAGGGAAAAGGAGTCAATCCACTCATACATATTCCTCCTCAGACAGTGTAGGTTTAGTAGGCATCTCAGCTTCTTTCGGATAATCAGGTTGAATTATTTCAAAATCAGGACATTCTGGGGGAGTTAATGAGGCTAAGGAGGAAAGATCGATAATGTTAGCAGTGATTTGTGGAATTTGAATAGCAGACTTTACCGTAGTCGCATGTGGAACATCAACATGATATTCATCTGCAGGGGGGTCGTAAATAATACATGCAGTACCCCCTACATGGAGTTTCCCTCCACATCCAATAATTGACTCTGACTGTGCACCAACAACAAAATCTGCCCCTGCTTTAATAAGAACTCTTCCCCCTACATCAAATACTAGATTTCCCCCTACTTTGACATGATAGTTTCCGTCTACTTTTAATGAATGATCTGCTTTAGTGTGGTCAGCTCTATTCTCGGTTAGACTTCGTTTAGCTTTTATATAGGAGTCATTTTTCACAATAACTTGTTTCAGTTCTTGCACATTCATCCACCACACACCAACATGATTCAAAGCATTTGAAATTTTCTTATAGAACCACTCTTTGACTTGAAGAATCTTATCTTTAACTACCTTACTCTGCCGGTTTTCCAAGACTACATCTGATACCGATCCCCCTACAGATAGATCCATATCTTTTATAACCTGCTTGAACTCATTTTGTTCGTAGACAGAGTTGACATCTTCAAAGATATGAACTTTCTTCTTACCTTTGACAATCTCATGAAGCTCACCTTTAGTTTTGCTATCTGCCCCGACATGAAGCTTATAATCCTTAGCTATAGTTAGATGTTCATCGCCTAAGGAAATTAAGGTGTATCGACCATCATTGATAATGTAGTGGGCTTTCTGATTGATCTTTTCGTAGAGGTCTCTCTTCCTGAGTCTATGGACATTACCTTCATTCCAGACTCTATCTCGCATCCAGTGAATTTCATCTAAGGTTCCCCTATAGACAATTCTAGAATTTGACCCTACTTCAATCTTAAATTCATTGATAACATTTAGGTGGTAGTCATTTCCTACGGTAGTTTCTAAGTTGGAACCAAATAACTGGGCAGACTCATTACCAAGACATGAAAGTTTGAAGTTACCATAGACTATCTTAGAAGAAGTACCATAGACTTCTCGGACCTCATTTCCCCCGATAAGATCAGTAACGTCTATGCCAATATAGGAATCTGAGTTCCCCAAGATATAACTTTTATGATTTGGGGAATGCTGAATATTTATTCGGTTTCCTAAGGTCTTGGTATAGTGGTGATGTCCTACTTCATCATAACTTAACGAAGGGGAAAGATATGTCTGAACTCTTTCGTGGTAAGGAGTATCGTCTACCTCATCTACAATCCCTGATTCTGATTCATGAATATGTAGATAGGGATATTCAGTAGCCCTGGGAGATGCCTCTTCATCCCAGGCAACTTCGGAAGGAGGTTCTTCGCTTCTGTCTATAGCTTTATGAATGTTAAAGGTACGATCTAGTCTCTTTCTCTCTTCAAAGGTATATTCGGTATTTGTAGATCTAGCTAACTTATGAGATTCAGGTTCTTCATTAACTGCATAAGAATACTTGGGATTACCAGAAAGCTTCTCTTCATGGGGATCAGTGAACCCCCTAGAAATATCAACCCCTAACTCTATATCCTCTTTAAATTTTAAATCTTCATTTTCTAGTGGTTTTTCAGTTCTTCTTTTCTCCCCTTCCAGATAGTTGTCCGGGGACTTCTCCATCTTCTTTGAAAGACCTTGAATAGAACCTAAGATAAGAGGTTGTTGTTTTTCTTCCCCATCTAAGAATAGACCAAATACCCAGGTTCCAGGGGGAATACCCGATCTGGTAGTTCCTAGTCCAGCAGGTCCTGCCTCGGTGGTAGGAATAAGACATGAAGCCCAAGGAAGATCGTCTGCCGAAAGGATATCAAGATCATCAGTATGCAGACCAAAAATTCTAACCTTTACCCGTCCTAGTTTTAATGGATCATTTCTGGCTTCACAGACGCCCATGAAGAAGGTAGGTTGAACATCTAAAATCTGATTATCAGGACCTATCATCTAAGTCCCCTCTGTGTTAGGTTTAGGGAAGGTTTGAAGAGTCTTATCAATGAATGAATCTTTAGCCAGTTCCAGCGCAGTGATGAAAATACCATCACTCTTAAAGGTATGCCTGACTCTAATATTCACATAGGTACCTGCAAAATGAGGATCACGTTTGATGCCTCCTTCTGCGACCATTTCATGAGAGTGCATAAAGACATCAGTAAAGGTTCCTACGGTAAAGTTTAAGTTCCCAGGGATGTTGACGTAGAGAGTATTATTGTTAAGTTCCTGGAGTTTCATGGCATATTGATTCTTGGTTAGTTCAGGACAGAAGTCATTCCCACTTACCAATAACTTATCATGAGTAGGTGATGCTTTAAGATAGGCGTCATATTTTATCTGGGAGAAATACTCAGACTTCCGTTTGCCTGGTTTTGTTCCTTCGGGATCAATAGGCTCATCTTTATCATTAAAAACATTTAAGGCACTCTCTTTATCCAAATATACCCTTCTCACTTTATCATAGAGATGTTTATTTGACCAAGAATGCTGAACTATCTTTTTAGAACAATTATCATAACTGACTAAAGTAGACGCATACATTCCTCTCTTAACATTTTCAAAGAAATCAAAGTCTTTCTGGAATTTATGTCGTTCTACTGTAACGAAGTTTTCATGCTTTCTGAACCAGGAAGGATCGCCTGGTTCATTCTTATCTTCACTTCCCCATATAGAAGGTAAGGACATAAAGATATGTTTGTTTCTTTTAGTATCACCCTCTTTAGCTAACTCCATAGTCAGGTCTTTTCGGATTCCAAATTCTGGTAGATCTTTTGAATAGTTAAAGGTTTCCAACAACTCAGACCAAGACATAAAAGAAAATCCACCATCGAATTGTTCAAAGAAGAAAAATGGGTTTCCATGATCATACTTTGTTCCTGGTTTAAGATATGCCCTTCCTGCTAGAGTGTAAAGACATTCAAAAGGGTGAAGATTAGGAAAGTGTACTGAGATAGGTTCTTCATTATCAACATGACCTGTTCTGATAAACTTAAAATATTTGTTTGTTGCACTCATTTGTTCACGTGGAGATAACATTGAAAATATTCTATTCCACTCGCGATTAACTTCTTCCCAGAAAGCGTTGTACACATCTGTAGCAATACTTGAAGGAGTCTTTTTATAGATAGTAGAACAAATCCGAATCTGCTGATTATAGATAGCTTCTTTAGAACAGAACCTAATTAAGTAAGAAGCCTTCTTATCATCAGTAAAAACTTTCTCTTCTACGGTATAGATGACAAAAACAGAATTTCTCTTGGTGGTAGGCCGTCCATTTGAAGGAATATTTGAACAGTCAAAGAGAAGTTCTTCACCTCCTAAAATAGGGCCAAATGAGACAAAATTATAAATTTCAGTAACCAAGATATCGCCGAATATAACCGGGGAAAGCATAGACTCATAGATATTGATTTCAGCGAACCGTCCAGGAAGAAATATCGAGTTTCCTGAATGAGTTTTTATTTCTAGATTATCTAGAGTATAACCCCCTACTAAAGATAAGTCTTGATGGGTAGCTTCACTCATCTAGTAAATCCCTGTTTAGCTTGGTCTACATACTCTTCCAATTCACGAATTAACTGGTATAGATAGGTAGGTTTCAGAACTCTAATGAGTCTTCTATCGTAGTTCTTCCTAGACTCATAATCATAATTGGTTACTGGAATAACTCTAGAATTCTTTAGATTATACGATACTTGTTCTTTATAGTATCTATCAACATCATCTAAGGTATTACCATTCTCATCTTCATAGTGGTGGATATCATAGAGTTGATTAGTATACTTTTGTTTACAATAATCTAAGACTTCTCGTTCTTGTTTAAAGTTAGCAAAGAGAGGATGATTCGGGGAAGAGAGTAAAACCACCCATGAGTAGGAGGGGGAACCATAAAGACGATATGCTAAGGTTTCGATGGTATCGCCTACTACCAATTCTATCTCATCAAACCAATCATCTCTCTCTAAGATTCTGGGTAAGATTGAGACTCTAAACTTTAGATCGGTATATTCAGTAGAGGTACCAAAATTTGAGGTAGGGAAGTTTTCAAAGTAGAACATGACTAGTAACCATTGTTGATTGCGGCTTTGGTAAGAACGGTTAACTCTTTAAAACTTAAATCCAAATTATACATTAAGGGAGCTCCTAAAGAGACTTCCTCTATAGAGTTAGGATCAGGTGATCTTTCTTGAACATAGGTTAGTAGATTTTGAGCACGATCACTTCCATATCGTACAGTCACTCCAGTTAAAACAGAGGGAAGATGTCTGTTAATCCAGGGATTGATCTCCAAGGAATCATTCTCATCAGTAGCAGTCCCACTGGTTCCCTTAACCTTGGTCATATGGCGAATTTGAATAATTTCTGGGGATGCGAATAACTTATTGGTCATACTGATGGTCGCATAAGAAGTTCCAGTTCCATCCCCCTTGGTTGGGATTTCTACTAGCCCAGGAACTGCTGACCATTTAAATAATTGAATTATATTAGAAATAAGTATAAGATCGGTAGGTGAGGTAGGAATGAGGTTGAAGTTATAACCAAACGTTCTTGGTGAGATTCCCCTAAAGGCTTCTTCCTTGTATTCTTGCATATAATAACCAAGCCCAGCTTGAACTCCCTGTTCGACTATTTTTGCTAAATCACTTCCTGCTCCTGCATTAGCAGCCTTTCCCATAGTTCTAAGGACTTCAGACATCCCTTGTCCAATAAATGCCGCTTGCATTTCATCAGTAAGACTCTTATTATTGGTTTCATGTAGCAGTGACATGGCAGTGGTAGTGAGTCTACTTAAATCCATAGCGCCGGATTCTGTTAGCCAACTAGGTTTATAGCTAACTCCCCCACTAGGTGGTTCTGGAAGATAGATATCTGCCATCTTATCACTTTTAGGAAGATCGGCAATTAGATCAGCCCCCCCTGGACGTTCTAAGCCAGCCTTATATCCACCCCCTTGATACTTATAGATACTAAAACGTAAGATATTCCCCGCGGCATAAGAGGATAAGTTATTTGGAAAATAATAGGCTTTAGGTGAATTTGAATCAGCAATCAATTCAGATGGGTCTAAGGAGGAAGAATTCTTAGACTCAGCATTCCTAGAAACTTCAGCTTTTACATTCCTTCCCTTATAGTAAACCTGACGATTATGTTTAGGTTTTTCTTCCACTCCGAATCTCCATGCTAGATCATTTCAACTATTTAGTTGTGAGAACTACCACTAAATAGTTGAAATGAGAAGGAGTCCATGGAACATCTTTATCGCCCATTAAACCCAGGTAAATATCTAGGAGACCCTTCTAGGATATACTACAGATCTTCCTGGGAAAAGAAGTTTATGAGGTTTTTGGAAGAATCTCCTAGGATAAAACAGTGGGCCTCTGAAGAGGTAATCATCCATTACTTCCTTTCTACTGATAGAAAGTGGCATAGATACTTTCCAGATTTCTTTGTGGAATTTACCACTGGGGATAAGTTTATCTTGGAGATAAAGCCTTTTAGTCAACGAGTAATCAAAGAAGGACCTAGAGTGTCTAAATCCCAGCAACTTAGGTTTATTCAGAACCAGACTAAGTGGCAGTTTGCTGACACCTTTGCTAAGGAACATGGTATGATCTTTTTAGTATTTGATGAGTACGATCTACGAAAACTAGGAGTGGCTGTTCCAGTGCCCTCTACGACTATACCCAAACAGAAACTCCTCTACGAGAAAACCAGTCCTTATGGAAACTCTGTTGCTCGATTCATTAAACCCTTAGTTTCAGGTAGATCATGAACACAGTACCTAAAGAAAGATTAGTCTCTACTGAGATCCTAAGTAGAATAAAACAATATTCTTATGCTAGACCCAATAAGTATACCGTGACATTTGCACTCCCTGATAAACTATCCAAGTATATCAAGGTTGTTGATCGAAAATTAACTGAAGAAAGACAGAGAGTCATAAATTTCAACTGTGCAAGAATTTCAAGTCCAGAACGAAGGTTGGAAGCTTCAGATGTTCAAAGTTCTGCTCATGAATCGAGGGTAGTTATTGCTGGAGAAGTAAGACCTCCTATTCAACTAGGCTTTATCTGTCATTCAGATATGTATGAGAAGTATCTTTTCGATCTTTGGTTGGAGTTTATTCTTCACCACAAAGAAAGAACTGTGATGTTTCAGTGTGATTATTCCACTGAGATGGTTCTAACTCAACTAGACCAAAAACACAATCCGAGATATGAGATTCGTCTCTCTGAGTGCTTTCCCATTCAAGTTTCTTCATTCAACTATGACTATCAGCCTACCAATACTCCTATTATTATAGATGCTACCTTTTCATTCTCATCGTTTACCTGTTCTTCTGTAGTCAAAGAAACTTCCCCTATCCCTATCGCCACCTAAGGAGGGGCAGATATGATTCGTGAACAGGTAGAATGTTTTGTTCCAGTAATTCAGAATCAGACAGATTATCTTATTCATACGTTGTTGCTTAACAACACATTCTCTTCTAAGTATTATTTTAAAGATAGACCTAACTTCTCCTTGTCAAGAGTTGAGTATATAGACGTCATACCAGAACTTCAGAACTTGTCAGTTCTTCTAGGACGAACTGTATTTTCTTTAGCCTCTTCAGCACAGGCCTTAGTGACTGACACCTTTACCATAAATAACCGGCAACTCCTTGAAGTTAACTACAAATCTGCACTGTATTTCAATACTCAAGAGGATATCTCTACTTTGATTGAAGTACCTGGACAAACTGAAATAAATCTTAATGTTGTATATAGATACTTCAGAAAACCTAAACAGATAATCAGTAACACAGTGTTAGAAACTCGTTTGAGTACTTTAAGACAGAACAAAAATTATATCATTACCAAGTTCACTGATAAATTTTACGAATTCAACAATGTGATTATTGTAATCGTTAACCAAATAACTCAAAGGAAAGAGACCTATTTTGTCCAGGAAGACAATAGAACTGCCATCCTCATTTAAACTTTTCAGGTGACTCATGCCCTTACCAAAACATCGTTTTCCTACCTATGAACTCTTCCTTCCAGGATCAGAAAAAACCGTAAAGTATCGTCCTTGGGTTTCAGTAGAACACAAGAAGTTATTGACAGCATTGATGCTGAAAGATGAAAACCAAATCCAAGAAGCCGTTATTGAAATCCTAAATGGGTGTACCTTCGATCTACTTGATATTAAGAATCTACCAGTAGTTGACTTCGAACTCCTCTTTATCTCCATTAAGGCTAAGTCCAAAGGTGAAAAGGTAGATCTTAATTACACTGCCACCATGGATGTTGATGGAACTGATGATATCATTCCCCTGGAGTTAGACCTTACCGAAGTTCAAACTACTAAGTTCCCTGAACGTGAACTATTTCTTTCTGGGGGATTAGGGATCAAGATGAAGTTCCCTACCGTCGCCCTTGCTAAACTGATAGATAATGAAGAAGATGATTTTGGTAAAATGGCACGGTTGGTAGAGTTTATTTTTGATAAAGACAATATCTACCATTCAGATGAGTATACTGTTCATGAGATTGCAGAGTGGTTAAAAGGACTTATTGATCTTGATATCCAAAAGATCATTGACTTCTTTAATAACCTACCTACAATCCAATTGACCTTAGAATTTTCAGTAGGAACCCCTCCAAAGAAAAAGACTATTGAGCTAAGGGGACTCAACAATTTTTTTCTATAATTGATAAGGAGGAAAGCCTATTTGACTTTTACCGACTAGATTTTAACCTAACCCAGTATGGTCACTTCTCCTTGGCAGACCTTAATGAACTTTTTCCCTATGAGAAAGAAATCTACATGGCTCTTCTGATTGAGAAGATAAAGCGAGAAAATGAACTTAGAAAGCAAGCGAGAACCTGACAAGGACGAATGGCATGGCTGTAACTCAAGGTAAACCACTACCCACTCCCAGTAAAGAAATTTCTAGAGTTTCTGATATCAATACGGTCTTTACTAATGAAGAGTCTAAGCCTGCCAGAAAAACAGTTGACACTGCATTAGGTCCTAAGAAAGAACTGTCCAAACTTAGTTCAGTAAAGCCAGGGTTGGCTATTCCTCCAGAAGAGAAAACTCCCGATAAACCAGGAGTTCCGGAAATTCAGAGACGTGAACGTGGAATTAAAATCCCTCCTTCTTTTGAACGAAATGTTTCTGTTAAAAATGTTAAAGAGATTAAGGCAGAACAAGACCAAGATGTCTTTAATGACAGTGTTCTAGGGTATTTGAAATCTATTGACAGTAATCTTAAAGATCTCTTGAATCTTGCTGGGAATGGGGGAGGGATAGGAAATGGTCTTTCGGGTGGAGGAGGTTCTCAGCCGGGTTCTTCAGGGGGACCTGGAATTGTAGGCTCACTTCTGGGTGGGTATGGGGCATGGAAATTACTTAAAGGAGCCACTTCAGGTGCATTACGAGGGGGTGCAGCAGTTGCAAAGGGAGGATGGAATTTAGGGAGGAGAATGTTAGGGTTAGGCCCTGCTGCTAAAGGCATAGAAGCAGCCTCTAAGGCCGCCACTGCTGCTAAAGGCATAGAAGAAGCCTCTAAGGCCGCCACTGCTGCCAAAGGAGTGGAAGAAGCCTCTAAGAAAGGTTCGTTAATAAGTAGAATTTTAAATCCGATAAAATCCTTTATCTCCCCTCCCCCAGCAGTTGGCCAAGTTCTTAAAGGATCCGAAATAGCAGCTCAAGGTCTACAAAGAAGTAAAGACATTCTTGCAGCAGGCTCTAAAGGGACATCTGCTTTTAAACTAGCTACTCCTGCAGCAGCGGTTATTCCTGAAGTATCTGCATTAGCGAAAGCAGCACCCGTAGCTTCATCTGCAGCAGGACTTGGTGCTGGGGCTAAAGCACTAGGGGCAGGCAGTAAACTCCTAAAAGCGGTTCCTGTGGTGGGTCAGGCCATAGCAGCAGGTGTTGCTATCTATGATGCTTTTGATGATGAAGCCATCAAGAAGATGTCTGGGAAGGAAGAAATAGCAGCCACTGATAGAATTGCAAATGCAGCAGGGGGATTTGTAGGTAGCTTTGGCTCTATTGCTGACCTGGGTCTTTCTGCCGCAGGAATAGAGGGTACAAATATAGGTGGATTCCTTAAAGAAACTACTGGGAAGATTGCAGTTGATACCTTCGACTCTGCTAAAACTGGACTTAGCAATATCTTTACAACCTTATTTGGACCTAAAGAAGCAGATTTAACTGCCCCTACTCCCCCTAAAGCAGAAAGGGATGCTAAGGTTAACTCTCCTGAGATTAAGAAGGTAGATGAGGGAAAGTCACTTCTTGATGTCATTCCTGGTCTGGCCCAACTAAATCCTTTGATGGCCATCCCATCAATGATCAGTAAGAATATTTCAACACTTATGTCTGCCCCTGAAGTACCAGGAATGACTAAGGCTGAAGAAAAGAAAAAGGATGAAAAAGAGGAAAGTTTTTTCGATTCAATGCTTAAACTGGCTCCCATAGGCATTCTCCCTATGGTTATGGGTAGTCTATCTAAGAATGTCTCTTCACTCTCTTCGACAATAACCGAAACTGCTGGACTGCCCGGCGGAAGTGGTGGGGCTAATATTGCTAAACCTAAAAGTGGATCTTCTGTTCTGGGCTCAATTTTAACAGGGGTAGGGGTTGGAGGGGCTGGGGCATTAGCATTAGAATTTGCCGGGATTGATTTATCTGAATTAAATCCTTTAGATATAATGACTAAGATGGGAGATGTTATAACAGAAAATGCCCAGGCAGGATTGACTGCACTTGAGGGTGCAATTTCAGAACTCCCTGGGGGAGAACGAGCTAAAGATATTGTTAATCAGTTGCTTCCAAATGGATTAGCTGATATAACTCCAGATTTTAGTAGGATGGATTTGCCAGCAACATTTCCTGGGTTTGGAGGACCTAAAAAACCCCCATCTGAGTTGTTTAAGTCAAAAGAATCAGAAGTGTTAGAAGTAAATAAGTTTATGGAGTTAGGATTGGATGGAAAACTTACTCCTTCTTCAAACTATATCGAACCACTCCCTGATATCAATAGGTTAAACTTTAAGGCAGAAGATTTCAACCTTAATCCACAAAAAACAGGACAACTTACTACAGAATTTAATCAGAAAGATTTTTCACTACTTAATATGTCACCGGTAACTAATACTCTGTCTGCATTAGATTTAACCAAGAGGTATACTGAACTTAGCAAGGAACCCCTTTCACGTGCAACTGGAATACCCGAAATACCTGGGGGATCAACTACATTTTTTCCACAGAGAAGTGTGAGTTATCAAGCATTTAATCAGAGACAGAACGTCAACCAAATTTCTCAATTAGAATCCTCAAATATTGATTCATTCACAGGATCTCTTGAATCTAATTATAATAAATTCTTTAATGGGTTAAATGATATTACTGGACAACAAGCTAAAAGTAAGGTTATTGTAGCCCAATCTCCCCCTATACAAGTAAACCCAACTCCAGTTCATGTTCAGCAAGCAGTGAACCCACCTTCTATAATACCACCAGCCCCTAATAATCCTGGTTCTATTGCAGGGGCGTTCTATGGACATTGACCAAAGTAGTACCGAAATCATATAAATTCATATAATTTCTAGACGTTTCACGAAGGATGCTAAGTGATGACGAGCATCAAATAGACTTATAACCTCTCCACGTCTGTATTCGACATACTCTGCCGAAGAGGGTTTAGGGAAACCCTCAAACTCCTGACCAGTTAGGATTCTAAATCCCTCCTGGAGAATGTTCTTTGCAGCGTTATGATCTCTATGGTGTCTTGAACCACAAGAAGGAC